AACTTGATCAACTTGCAGCACAAGGTTTTGACACTCAAAATGGATTTGGTCAGGTTGTTTGGAATGAGTGGGAAACTACTTGGACTGGAAGGGAGTTAATCGGAACAAGAACTGAAGCAGAAAGATTAATTGACTCTACTGGTAATCACAGTTACACTTCATCTGCTCTGACTGTTGAAGGAACAGGTAGAACTGCTCACAATTTAATGCTTTCTGAGGGCATTGGATTTGTAATTGGAGCTCCACAACAAGGAACTATTGATGGAGTTCAATGGACCAATTTCTACTACAGATCTTCTGGACCAGGAGGTCTTGGTGTACACCAAGGAAGAGTTGATACTTACGAATCTAGAGTTGTAGATGAATTTAGAGAGGTTGGATCTAGTAGAAGAAGTGGTACAATTACAACTCTTGCTGGAGATCAGTGGGATGAAGTTTCTAATGGTGACACTGTAGTTAGTACTGATGTTGTTGCATTCATGCGCTCAAGAAATATTGAGTTTGTTGGTTCAAGATTTAAACCACTGAGTAATTTGTACGCTTTCTTTGACGGTGTAGATGTCAATAAATTTGTTATTCCAAAACTTATTGAAATTTCTATGGTTTCTGGAACTTTCCAGGTTGGTGAGAAAGTTGTTGGTAATTTGCAAACCGAAGATACGGTATATCATGGCATTTCATTTAGAGTTGCAAATTCCAACCATAAGAGAGGTCCATACTCAAATCCTCTAGAAATTTACACAAAAAATCCATACAATCCTGGCACTCAAGTACCAGCAAACTATTCATCAACTTCAACTTTATTGAATGTTGATACATTTAGTTTATCACAACAACCACAAGGTGATTACTATGGATATATTAAAACTGGAATGAGATTGAGAGGTCAGACAACTGGGGCAGAAGCAATTGTAACTAATGTGAGATTGGTTGCTGACAATAGTGGTTCTATTTTAGGATCATTCTTTATCCCAGATAGGCAAGTTATTGGTGATGTTCCTATTTTTGAGACTGGTACAAAGTTATTCCGTTTAACTAGCAGTTCAACAAATAGCAGTATTGCTGGAATGTCTGATAATGCTTCTGAAGAGCAATATACTGCTTCTGGAACATTAAATACTATTCAAGAAAATATTGTTGCAACTAGAACTCCAAGATTTGAACAGGAAACTGTATTTGAACAAAGAGAAGAGGAAAGAGTTGTTCTTGAAGATACTGGAAGAACTACCATAAGAAAGGAGTATCACCACGTTGATCCTCTGGCACAAACTTTCCTTGTAGGTCAAAAAGCAGGATACTTTGTAACTAAAGTTGATGTATATCTTTCTGCAAAAGATGATAGACTTCCACTCATTGTTCAGTTGAGAACTGTTGTTAATGGAGTACCAACATCAAAGGTTTATCCATTTGGTGAAGTTATTCTTAATCCAGATGAAGTAAATGTATCGGATGACTCAACAGTACCAACTACTGTCACATTCCCGTCACCAGTATATTTGAGAGGTGGTGATGAAGCAGCATTAGTACTTCTTTCTGAAGGTCTTGGATATAAGGCATGGATTTCAAGATTGGGTGAAGTTGATATCAGAACTATCAACAATCCAGAAACAAGTCAGATTATTGTTTCAAGTCAACCGGATCTTGGATCTCTATTTAAATCTCAGAATGGTACAACTTGGAATCCAAGTCAGTATGAAGATCTTAAGTACACTCTTTACAGAGCAAACTTTGTTTCTTCTGGATCTGCAGATTTCTTTAATCCAAAATTATCAGAAGGAAATAAGCAAATTCCAACATTACTGAAGGATTCTTTAGAACTTAATTCTAAGAAAGTAAAAGTTGGACTTGGAACAACTGTTCAGGATAGTTCTTTAACTCTTGGAAATACAATCATTCAAGTTGGAACTAATGCAACTGGCAATTATGTTGGATCTGCTGGAAGTGCCTTTGGTAGTTTGACGTTGACAAATCCAGGTATTGGATATACTCCAAGTGCTGGTCAACTTTCATATTCAAACGTAACATTATCATCCTTAACTGGCGGTGGAATTAACGCAACAGCAAATATTACAATTCAAAATGGAATTGCAATTGCTGCAACAATTGCAAGTGGTGGTTCTGGATATCAAGTTGGAGATGTTCTCACAGTTTCTCAGATAGGATCAGAGCAAATTGGAAGAAACTTGAAACTTTCAGTTTCTGAACTTTCTGGAATAAATGAATTGATTGTTGATAATGTTCAGGGAGATTATATTGTTGGATCTGGAGCAACTGTTCAGTACATCAATAGTTCTGGTGTTACAACCAGTTTAAATGGAACTGGACAAGTATTTACCGAATATGTAAATAACTACTCTGATTTAACAAACGGTTTACACATTAAAGTAAATCATAAGAATCATGGAATGCACTCTGATAGGAATATTGTTAAGATTTCAAATGTTAGAAGTGATATTGAATTTGTAACTTTATCATCAGATTATGCAGCATCTTCAACTGATAGTATTGAGGTATCTTCTGTTGGTATATTTACAAGTTTTGAAAATGTATCTGTAAGTTCTACAAACCCAGGATATATTAGAATTGATGATGAAATCATTTCATATGAAGGAGTGTCTGAGGGCGATAAGAAACTTACAGGAATTACCAGAAGTATTGATCAAACCACAGCATTTACATATCCAAGTGCAACTAAGGTTTATAAGTATGAACTTTCTGGAGTTTCTTTGAGAAGAATCAATAAGAATCATAATCTGTCTGATGTTGTTGTTGATGGTTCTAAAGATATTGATTTCTATCATATCAAACTTGATATGTCAGAAAATGGAGTCGATAGAACAACTGGAAGTGGATTCCCCAAACTTTACATCAATGAAACCAAATCTTCTGGTGGATCCAACGTATCCGTGTCACAGAATATACCATTTGAAATTGTTAGACCAATTATCCAAACTTTAACATTCCCAAATACAGAACTTTCTGCTTCAATTAGAACAGTAAGTGGAACAAGTGCAAGTGGTAATGAAGTTTCATTTGTTGATCAGGGATTTGAAAACATCACTTTAAATTCAAATAATTACTTCAATAGTACAAGAATTATTTGCTCAGAAGTAAATGAGCAAAATAATTTGATTGGAGATTTTGTTGGAAATAAGTCATTTACACTTAGAACACAATTTAGTAGTGATGATCCAAAAGTATCTCCTACGATTGATTTGGATAGAGTTGGAATGATATTTACATCAAACCGTGTAAATAGTGTTATAACTGACTTTAAGAATGATCCAAGAACAGCATCTCTGATTGACGATCCTTCAGCATTTGTTTATGCTTCTAAGATGATTTACCTTGATGCATCTGCAACATCAATCAAACTTCTGACTGCTGCATATGTACATACTGATTCTGATCTCAGAGCATTCTATACAATAACAAATGATCCAAATGAGGAAAAAGTATACTATCCATTCCCAGGATATGGTGATCCAAAAGTAATCAATGGTGAAATTGATTTCTCTGATAGTGATGGTACACCAGATTCATATGTACCTAAAACAGATGCTATAGGAAATACTGATTTCTTAGGTGTTAAATTTAGAGAGCATGAGTTTACGGTGAATTATTTACCACCATTTAGATACTTTGGAATTAAGATTGTTGGTACATCAACCAATCAAGCATATCCACCAAGATTAAAAGACCTTAGAGTAATTGCATTAGCATGATGAGATTTGCAAAAGTAGAAGGGCACGGAGACTTAGTTAGAGATTCCGAAACTGGTGCAATAATAAACACCAATAGAACGGAATATGAAAAATATCTTTCTCAAAAAGAAAGTAGAAAAAAAGAAAATGAAAAGTTTGAATCTTTAGAGAAAGAAGTCTCCGTGATAAAAGATGACATTGATGAAATTAAAGGTTTGTTGAAAAATTTCATTAATGCTATTAAATAATCTCCCATAATTATGAGAAAGTTTTAGGAGAGATAGATAGTATAGATGATATTGAAGAATAATAGTATGTTATGTGAGTTTTAATCTCAAACAACAAGAAGTAATACTAGAAATTTAAAATGGCACAACCATCTACTAGACAAGAGTTAATTGATTATTGTAAAAGAAAACTGGGATATCCAGTTCTTGAAATAAACGTTGCTGATGAGCAAATTGATGATTTAGTAGATGATGCTGTTCAGTTCTTTCAAGAGAGGCACTTTGATGGTGTCTCTCAAATGTACTTAAAGTATCAAATTACTCAAGATGATATTGATAGAGGAAGAGCACCAAATGGATCAAATCCAACTGCTGGTATAGCAACTACCTCAGCAACAACAAGTATTGTTGGTACTGCAACAACTTTCAACTACACTGAAAATAGTAATTATCTTCAAGTTCCATCTTCAATTATCGGAATTCAAAAAGTTTTTCATTTTGATGGTACTAATACTATTACAAATAATATGTTTAGTGTTAAGTACCAAATGTTCTTAAATGACATTTACTATTGGGGATCTACTGAAATTTTAACTTATGCAATGGTAAAAACATACCTTGAAGACATTGATTTTCTATTAACAACACAGAAACAAATTAGATTCAATCAAAGAATGGATAGACTATATCTTGATATTGATTGGGGTAGTGTTTCAGTTGGAGATTATCTTATAATTGATTGCTATAGAGCACTAAATCCAAATGACTTTAGTAGAGTTTGGAATGATTCTTTCTTGAAAATTTATTTAACTGCATTAATTAAAAAACAGTGGGGACAAAATCTTATCAAATTCCAAGGAGTAAAACTTCCAGGTGGAGTAGAACTCAATGGAAGACAAATATATGATGATTCCCAAAGAGAATTAGACTCAATATTAGAAAAAATGTCTAATACATACGAATTACCACCACTAGATATGATTGGTTGATATGTTAAATCCATTTTTCCTTCAAGGTTCAAATACAGAACAAAATCTTGTCCAGGATTTGATTAATGAACAAATCCGCATGTATGGTGTTGAAGTTTATTATATTCCAAGAAAATATTTAACAATTAATACAGTTATTGAAGAAGTTGTGCGTTCAAAGTTTGAAGACGCACTTCCATTGGAGGCATATGTTGACTCTTATGATGGATATGGTGGTCAAGGAACATTACTTTCAAAATTTGGAATTCAAGATGTTGATGATTTAACTCTTATAATATCAAAAGATAGATACGACTCTTATATTTCTCCATTAATATCAGCATCTCAAAATACTGAGTTGGCAACTAGACCAAAAGAAGGTGATTTAATTTATTTTCCTTTAGGGGATAAACTTTTTGAAATTAAATATGTTGAGCATGAAAAACCATTCTATCAATTACAAAAAAACTATGTTTATGAATTGAGATGTGAACTCTTTAGATATGAAGATGAAGAAATTAATACTACCATCGGTGAAATTGATGATAACATAGAAAGTCTCGGTTATATTCAAACTCTTACTTTAGTTGGAGTTGGTACTACGGCAACTGCTATTAGTTCAATATTTGATGGTGCTGTTAGAAGTGTTACTGTTACAAATAGGGGTGGAGGTTATACATCAGCACCAAATGTGGTATTCTCATCATCTATTCTTGGAACAACTGCAGTTGGTGTTGCGACCATGATTGGTAATTTGGCGGATTGTGATGGTAATACTAGTAAATTAAAAGTTCAAGGTATTGAAATAACAAATCCTGGAAGTAAGTATGCAAATGCTCCTGGCATAAAAATTAGTGGTAGTAATGGAGTTGGTGCTGCAGCAACTGCATCTCTTGCTGATGGTGTTGTTGGTCTTATAACAGTCACTAATGGTGGTTATGGATATCCAAGCGCACCACAAATAACGTTTAGTGCTCCAGTTGGTGGTGGAAATACTGCTGTTGGTACAGCATATGTAACTGCTGGAATTGTTACCGCGATCAGAATTACTGATGGTGGTTCTGGATATACCTCTCCACCAACAATTACTGTAGAATCTCCATACTCTGCTGGCCTTGGTACATTTGCATATAATGAAACTGTTACTGGAACAATAAGTAGTACTACAGCTGTCGTCAGATCATGGAATGTTTTGACTGGAAAATTGCAAGTTGCAAATCCATCAGGAGATTGGTCTGATGGAGAATTAATTATTGGAAATGATTCAAGGTCAACATATAAAGTTGTAATTATAAATACAGATAATACCGTAGATGAATACTACGAGAATGATACTATTCAGATTGAATCTGATCAAATTTTAGATTTCGCAGAATCAAATCCATTTGGGGTTATTTAAGTTAGAGGTAAAATAAAATGTTTGAATATTTTTATAACGAGATATTAAGAAAAACCGTTATTGGATTTGGCACATTATTCAATAACATAAGCATTAAGCATTTTGACTCTAATGGAAATGTTCAGAGTATTGTAAAAGTTCCGCTTGCATATGGACCAACTCAAAAGTTTTTGGCACGTCTTGATCAATCACCAGATTTAAATAAACCAACAACATTATCCTTACCAAGGATGTCTTTTGAGTTAGTCGGACTTTCATACGATAGAGGTAGAAAATCAACTACCACTCAAACTTTTTTGACATCATCCCCAGATAATGAATCAACAATAAAAAAAGCATATTTGCCTGTTCCATATAATGTTGATTTTGAACTTAGCATTATGACTAAGTTGAACGATGATATGCTTCAAATTATTGAGCAAATATTACCATATTTTCAACCACAATACACATTAACCATAAAATTAGTTAATGATACTGTGGAAAAAAGAGATGTTCCTGTAGTTTTGAATACCATTACTATGGATGATGATTATGAGGGTGATTTTTCTACCAGAAGAGCACTAATTTATACTTTAAGATTTACTGCCAAAACTTATCTTTTTGGTCCAGTATCCACACAAACCGCAGATATTATCGAGAAGGTTTCTCTTACATATTCTGCCGGAGATGCAAGCAACGTAAGAAATACGGATGTCACTTACACAGTGACACCAAGGGCGATAAAAAATTATACAGGTACAGTTACTACAACACTCTCAGTTGATACTGGAATAGATACAACTAAGATTACTGTTGATGATGCTAGTAGTATTCCAACAAGTTCATATATTGTAATTGATGATGAAGAAATGTATGTGAAGTCAAAATCAGGCAATAATCTAATAGTTGAGCGCGGAAGTGATGGTACAACAGTATCAAGTCATTTACTTGGATCTGATGTTAAGAAGATAACTAGTGATGACAATAACTTAATTGAGGAAGGTGATGATTTTGGTTTTAGTGGAGTATATAGTTAAATAATATGCCTAAAAATTTTGAAAATTTGAGCGATACGTT